GTTAGGCAAAGGGTCTGGTAAAGACTACTCATCAACTATTGCAGTTGCATATATAGTTTACTTACTTTTATGCTTAAAGGATCCAGCAGCTTATTATGGAAAGCCACCTAGAGATGCAATTGATATCCTAAACATTGCTATAAACTCACAGCAAGCAAATAATGTTTTCTTTAAAGGCTTTAAGATGAGAATTGAAGTTTCTCCGTGGTTTGCTGGCAAGTATACAGATAAAGCGTCAGAAATTAAATTTGATAAATCAATTACTGTACACTCTGGTCACTCCGAAAGAGAGGCATGGGAGGGGTACAATGTTCTTGTAGTAATACTTGATGAGATATCAGGCTTCGCAACAGAAAATACAAGCGGCCACGATCAGGCTAAAACAGCAGATGCTATATATGATATGTATCGTGCTTCAGTAGACTCACGCTTCCCAGACTTTGGAAAGGTTATCCTGCTGTCATTTCCAAGATTTAAAAACGATCCAATACAAAAGTTTTATCAATCAGTTATTGCAGAAAAAGAAACAATTATTAGAACAGAGATACTAAAGCTAGACCAGGATCTTCCAAACGGAACAGCAGGAAACGAATTTGAGGTTTCATGGGAAGAAGACCATATTGTTTCTTATGTTTACCCAAGAGTTTTTGCTTTAAAAAGGCCTACTTGGGAAGTAAATCCTACAAAAAAGATAACAGATTTTACTGTTGCTTTTCACAAAAATCCACAAGACGCACTAGGAAGATTTGCATGTATGCCAACTGACGCAGTTGACGCATTTTTCAAATCAAGAGACAAGATAGAGAAGGCGTTTAATAAAGCTCACCTAGCAGTAGATTCTTTTGGAAGATTAGAAGAATGGTTTAAGCCAGAAGAAGGAAAAGATTATTTTATACATGTGGATTTAGCTCAAAAGCATGACCACTGTGCAGTTGCCATGGGTCACGTAAATAAATGGGTTGATATAAAAGTAACAGATACCTACAACCAGCCAGCACCAATTGTAGAAATAGATGCGGTTAGATTTTGGACACCTACTCCAGATAAGTCTGTAGACTTTACAGAAGTAAAAGACTATATACTTTCTTTAAAAACTAGAGGATTCAATATAAAGGTTTGCACCTTTGATAGATGGAACTCTCATGATATGATGCAGCAGTTAAAAACATATGGAATTAATACAGAAATTCTTTCAGTTGCAAAAAAACATTATGATGATATGGCAATGGTTGTTCTAGAAGAAAGGCTATCTGGACCACATATACCGCTCTTAATTGATGAATTGCTTCAGCTAAGAATTATGAGAGATAAAGTTGACCACCCGAGAAAAGGATCCAAAGACTTAGCGGACGCTGTATGCGGAGCAGTTTATAACTCTATAAGCAGAAGCAGAATAAAAAGAGATGAAGAGATAAAAATACACGACTATGAATCAATGAGCTACGATAACGACTTTGCAAACGGCAACGATGGCGAAGTAGAGTATGTTCAGAATATGATTCGTGCACCTAGAATGCCTGAAAGTTTAGCTAGATCTATAGAAAGCATGGAGATAATATGAGCGAGTATCAAGAAAAAGCAAAAGAATGTAAATGCTGTACAAAGCATGTTCCCTTGCCCACAAAAATGAAAGAGTATAATAATATCATTATGTGTCCAACAACATACTATAATGTTATTGAGTACAAGAGGATATGGGATTCTTATGGCTCTAGGCCAGCTGGAAGTGTACGCAAACACTTCTCAGAATACGTTCAGAGTATAGTAGAGTCGTCTATTGACACCCAGAACTAATATAGTACAATTAAGCTTAGGTGCCAGTAGCTTAGTTGGTTAAAGCCCCGAACTCATAATTCGGTAATCGTAGGTTCAAGTCCTACCTGGCACACGATGCCTTTGTAGCTCAGGGGATAGAGCAGCAGGTTTCTACCCTGCGTGTCGGAGGTTCGATTCCTTCCAAGGGCACTTAATATAAGATAGCCTAATGTTATAGTATAATAGGACTATCCGTCCCTTAATTGGGTAGATGTAAAATTTTGTTTAATTATTTTAAGGGAGAAAAAATGAACCACGTTAAGTTGACAGAAGATATTTGGTATTATAAAAATGTAAATCCAAACATTAATGCTTTGTTAAAAAGGATACAAGGCCAGGCTAATTGGTTCGAATATACAAATGGCTTAAATCCAGATGGCACAGAAGGCCATAGTGGAATTAAAGGATCTGCTGTAATTGTTTGGCCAGATACAAATAATTATTCTGATTTGATGGATATATTTAAAAATGTATTTGAAGATTATGTTGGGAAAAATAAAGAAAGACTTTCTTTAAATATTGCATCACCAGTTGAAAATAATATAGATGTCAATGAAATGCCAGAACGTACTTGGATAGACCAAAAAAATATAGTTGTAAGAAAATACACAGAGGGCTCTTTCATGCTTCCGCATGGAGATGGCGGAGTTGGTATTGTTCCTTCTTTCACAGCACTTTTATGGTTCAATGAAGACTTTGAGGGCGGGGAATTAGAATTTCCTGATTTAGATTTAATTGTGAAACCAGAGGCAGGCTCAGTATTAGTATTCCCTAGCATGTCAGAGCATGGCGTTAAAACTCTTATCTCAGGGGAAAGATTTGTAACCTCTGCATATTTATATGAAAACCCTGCGGAGTAAATCATGTTTGAATATTATGTAAAAAAGGTTAGCAAAATTGTTGATGGAGACACTATAGATGTCGATATAGATCTTGGGTTTGATATTTCATTTAGTTCTAGAGTTCGATTGGCTGGTATTGATACGCCAGAAAGCAGAACATCAGATAAGCTTGAAAAATCATTAGGGCTTGAGTCTAAGGCATATTTAAAAAGCGCAATTGAAGCAGCAAAGACTGTTGTAATAAAAACAGAAAAGATGGACTCTTCAGAAAAATATGGTCGAATTTTAGGCTGGGTATTCCTAGATGGATCTGATGTGTCTATCAATCAAAAAATGATAGACGACGGATACGCTTGGGGCTATATGGGAGAAACAAAGGTAAAAGATTTTAGCGCTTTAGCAAAACAAAGGGCCAAATCAAAAAAATAGTTGCATAACTATCCAAGTAAATGGTATAATTATTTAGTCGCCTGCCAAATGGGGGCGACTAAATTACTTGCTTAAAAGGAGAATAAAATGGTAACACAATTTGCTATGGATCTATTTAAGGATCCATTTTTTATTGGCTTCAACAGAGAGTTGGAGCGTTTCAATAGTCTTAGTAAGGTAAATAATACTGCATTCCCGCCGTACGATTTGCTAAAGCTAGACGAAGACAACTATCAGTTAACGCTGGCAGTTGCTGGATTCACAAGAGAAGATTTAACTGTATCAATCGAAGACGGCAGTCTTTGGATTACAGGTGAAATTACAGAAGTAACAGACGCAGAAGTTGTCCATAAGGGAATTGCTGCACGTAAGTTCACACGAATATTTGAACTAAGTGAATACATGGAAGTTTCTAGTGTAGAGCTAAAGGATGGCATGTTAAATATTCGTGTTGTTCGAAACCTACCAAAAGAAAAACAACCAAAAATTCTAAAAATTAAATAATCAGGTGATCGCCTACACCTGAGCATGTGTTAAAACTGCTCACCAAACATTAAGGATAAAAATGATTATACAAGTTATAGGGCTACCAGGAGCTGGCAAGACTACATTTGCAAAAGAGCTGGCAGATAGAATAAACGCTGTTCATTTAAATGCAGACGCAGTAAGAGCAGAACTAAATAAAGATCTAGGGTTTAGCCCAGAAGACAGACTGGAACAGGCTCGCAGAATGGGAGCACTATCAAGGCTACTTTCAAATCAAGGTTATCATGTTGTTGTAGATTTTGTTAACCCAACAGCAGAAACAAGAGCATCTTTTGGAAACCCAGACAAAGTTGTTTGGATGAACAGAAAACCAGTCAGAGACTTCCCAGATACAACCGCAATGTGGGAAACACCAGCAAATCCAGATTTAATGTTTGATGACATGACAGAATATGATGTTGCAGCTAGAATAGCCTGTGTCGATTTTCAATTGCACGATTGGAGACAGCCAACTACATTGATGCTTGGTCGCTACCAGCCATGGCATGAAGGACATCATGCCCTGTATGAAGAGGCGGGAAATAGAACGTATCAAGTAATGCTAGGTGTTAGAAATACATATAAGACCAGCGAAAAAGATCCGCTTGATTTTAATCAGGTTAAAGAGTATATTGCTAAAGATCCAGTAATGGACAAAGCAATGGTTATCAAGATGCCTAATATTACTAACATTGTATATGGAAGAGATGTGGGATACAAGATTGAGCAAGTAAAGTTGGGAGATGAAATTGAAGCGATCTCGGCTACACAAAAACGTAAAGAGATGGGTATCTAAAGTTTGGAGCTTCATAGCTAAGCCAAACAACATTGAGTGGCCATCATGAATGTAACTAAACAAAGATCAGCATTAAAAGCAATTACATGGCGTGTCATAGGCACAGCAGACACATTTGTTATATCATGGGCCATAACCAAAGAGCCAGTTACAGCAGGTGCAATCGCAAGCTTTGAGGTATTTACAAAAACTATTCTTTATTATTTTCATGAGCGTGGGTGGAATAAAGTTAAGTGGGGTAGAAAGTAATGCCAGTATATGAATATAAATGTTCTTACGATGATGCACATGCAATACTTTCAGTAACCCGTTCAATTTCAGAAGATGATCCAGGATACACATGCGCTGAATGTGAGTCCATAATGACAAGACACTTCAGCTCTTTTGGCATACAATTTAAGGGAAACGGGTTTTATAAAACCGACAATCCTAAATAGTTAAAGTGGTATAATTACTATGTAACAAAATTTGTTATGTAGGAGTTATAATTGACTAGGACTAAAGCATGGAGATTATCATTAGCCACCATTTTAATGTTTGGATGGGTATTTCTTACTCCTGCCCACGGAGATGATCCACTTAGCCTAGCCGCTCAAGAAATAGAAGAGCTTAATAGTAAGGTATCTAATTTAGTTTATCAAGATGATTTTATAGATCTTATAGACATAGCAGAAAATAAATTTACATATGCCACAAATGCTTTGGAGCTTAGAGATGATTCCTATGATGCCCACGAAGATGCAGTAAATGCAGAATCCGCAGCACTGGAAGCTAAAAACCTTGCTCAGTCAAATGTAGATGGCCAGACAGTCACAGTAGCCTTGGCCCTTGAACATAAAGACAACGCTCTTGAAGAAAAGAATGATGCTCAAGATGCACTCAGCATAGCCAATATTAATGTTCAAACTACTCAATCAAGTATGCAGAGTGCTGGAGGAACAGGTTTGGCATACACTGTTTATACTCTTGTTAGGCAGGGCAATGTTGCTACCCCAGGATCTGTTCTTTGTTCTGGCACCTGGAACTCAAGCCATATGAGTCTTCCAGTGTGCGGAAATAGATATGAAAACCTTATAGTTAAATTTACTGGACAGATAACAGTCCCTTCATGGTTTACACAAACCTACTTTGCAGGATATACAGATGATGGTTTTAGAATGTATGTTGACGGGCAACTTGCTGTTGATAACTGGGTAGAGCAAGGGACAACTTGGAGCGATTACTCTCCCGTATATGATGTTAGTGAAGACAAAACTTTAGATGTAGAAATATGGTGGTATAACGGTGGAGGACCAGGTTCCTATCATCTTGGCTGGGCTATACCTGGTGGATGGACTGGAGCAGGATGTGATTATGCTGGAAATCCAAGAGTCTGGGGACAAAATTTTAGCTGTAATCTTAATACATTTTCTTCTGGATCAGTACCAACTCAAGCACAGATAAATGCTTACAATGATGCTGTTGCAGGACAAGCTATAGCACAAACAAACTATAATAATAAATTAGCAGTATATAATGACAAACTAAATGTTTATAATCAAGAAGTTCAAGCCTTGCAAAATCTCACATCAAGCCTTACAACAGCAAGCCAAAACCTAACAATTGCACAACAAAACCTAACATCTGCTTTAGAATTAAAAAATAATAGAATAAACACATATGATCAATCTATAATTGATTTAAATTCTGCTATTGAAGATGCATGGAACTATTATTTTGAACAATCTGAAAGAGAATTAAACGCCGCAATTGCACAAGCAGCAGCAAACGCTGCAGCAAATCAGCCAACACCAGAACCAACACCAGAGCCTACAGACGAGCCTACATCTGAACCAACAGATGAACCAACACCAGAGCCTACAGACGAGCCTACATCTGAACCCACATCTGAACCAACAGATGAACCAACACCAGAGCCTACAGACGAGCCTACATCTGAACCCACATCTGAACCAACAGACGAGCCCACAGACGAGCCTACATCTGAACCAACAGATAAACCAACACCAGAGCCTACAGACGAGCCTACATCTGAACCAACAGATGAACCAACAGACGAGCCCACAGACAATGTTGAAATTAAAGATGAAGAATTAGCAGCGCTTATTCCTGAAAAGGGAACTGGAACATCAGAAGATCTTTCTGGGGTCATAGCTAATTTAACAAGTAAAGATAATAAATTAGTTATACTAAGTCCTGAACAAGTTTCTGCAATTAGCCAAACATTAACTGCTTTAACAAAAGAAGCAAAATCTGAGGTTGCAGAAAACCTTGGAATTAAATCTTCAGATGTATCAGCAATTGCTGAAGCAATGAAAAGCAATCCAGAATTGGCCACGGCATTTGTAGAATTTGAAGATAGAGCAGCGTCAGCAGGAGATGCGAATATGCCGTATACTTTAGCAGATGCAACAACAGAGGTTCAAACAGAAGCATTTTTGGCGGATCCAATAGGGGCTATATTGGATATAGATTTTGAAAAAATTTTAAAACCTTCAGAATGGGGTAAAGATATGACAGATGACCAAAGAGAAAAAGCGCAGGAAGTTGTAATACCAGTAATTATCGCATCAAATATTATTGCAGCTGCAATGACTAGGAGGATATAATGAAAATAATCAAGGCCCTATTTAAATATATATGGGAAGTAATCAAGGAAAGTATAGCCCAAATATTCACCCTATTAGGATTCTTTATTGCTTGGCTAACCCTAACTGGATCAGCTCAGCAGGTAGTTGGAGTCGCCACTTTGATTGCCACAGCAATATGGCTTCTAACCATACCACTACGAAAAGAGGACTAATAGTGTATAATTATACTATGAGGAAAATAGTTTCTATTGCTTTGGCTGGCCTATTAATGGTATCATTAACTGGATGTGATTCTTTAAACAGATATCGCTACCCATGCCAAGATCCTAAAAATTGGGAAATTGCAGAATGTAATCCTCCAGAATGTGAAGCTTCACAAACTTGTACAAAAGATGTAATAGAGATTACACCTACCACACCAGAACAGGAAATAACAAATGGCTAAACAAAAGCTAACGCCTGCAGATCTAGATGCTCGTTTAAAGTTTATTCTAGGAATAACACTTGGAAGCATTCTATTTATGACAGCGCTTGGAATCATATATGGATTGTTGTTCGTAACACAGCCTATTGGAGCTCAATCAGAAAATGACAAAATGTTCTTTAATGTTTTAGGTAGCATTGCAACATTTATTACAGGAACGCTTGCTGGAATTTTGATTGGTAACTCAGGCGCTAAAGACATTATGGCAGCACAGATAGCAAACAAAGAGGTAGACGCAAAGAATACGCAAGCGGATAAAAAATTAGAAGCAGAAATTGATGCAACAGCAGCTCGTTTGGCAGCAAAGCCAGATGGCGCAATGCCAGAAGAGCAACCAGTTGATCTAGATTGGGATAAAGACTAATGGCAGAACAAGGTACAGCAGCTCGTCTAATAGAAGTTGCTACAGCAGAGATAGGAACTATTGAAGGTCCTAAAGACAACGAAACTAAATACGGTGCTTTTATGAAAGCAAACTTCCAACCATGGTGCGGAAGTTTCGTAAACTGGTGCGGGTCAGAATCTGGCGTAAAGATTCCTAATACTGTTTACACACCAGGAGGTGCAGCAGCATTTAAGAAAGCTGGTGCTTGGATTGATGTAGATGTTGCAGATCCAGAGCCAGGAGATATAGCGTATTTTGATTTCCCTTCAGATGGCGTCGATAGAATTTCTCACGTAGGTATTGTTGTTAAAGACAATGAGGATGGAACTGTTTGGTGTATAGAAGGAAACACATCTTCAAAAAAGTCTGGAAGCCAAAGAAATGGCGGAGAAGTATGCAAGCAGCTTCGTGCATATAAGAAAAATAAAGCTGGAGTTCTAATATCTATTGTTGGATTTGGAAGACCAAAGTTTGGTGCTTCAGCCACTCCAGCAAAAAAAGCGTCGGCATCAAAAGATACTTCACAAAAGATACCCGCAAAAATAGACCCTAAAGTAAAAGAAGCGATAGACCTTTTGACTAAAAAAGGCTACAAGGTTTCTAAATAGGTGAATACCTACATCGTTAAAATAGAGGTATTGGCTAGCGTTGATGCCTTTTCAGAGGCAGATGCCAAAGATTATATTTCAGATATATTCAATGTAGACGATGAAATAAAAAGTGTAAAAATAATAAAAATAGCTAAAAGTAGTTGACATGTCCGAATTGTGCTAGTATAATAGTATTAGCACCATGCCCGTATGGCGGAATCGGCAGACGCAGCAGACTTAAAATTTGCCTCCAACACTGGAGTGTCGGTTCAAATCCGACTATGGGTACTGAACAGGAAGTATATTGCTAAACTTAACAGAGCTTGGGGTAGAAGTTCTAATCAAAAAAAATAAGCATAAAAACATATCTGCATTTTGGGACAACTATTCTTTAGTTGTTTGGCAAAAAGATAGTTCTGGTTTTACAAGCTCTAAAGGTATGTTTAAAAATAGCTGGGGAGTGGCAGAAAAATTTTCAGTCAATAAAGACGGAGTTTGGAAAGTGCCATTAAAATATGTCAAATTTTTTAAATAGTCTAGGTATAGACGAAGATAATTTTGAATGGAAAGACCTTGCTCTGTGCTTAGGCATGGATACTAATTTATTTTTTGAGTTGTATGAATCGGATGTAAACGTAGCAAAAAGTATAGATCAGGCATGCATTTCTTGTCCAGTAATAGCAATGTGTTATAGCTATGGAACTGAGTCAGACAACTACGGAGTTTGGGGAGGAGTTTATCTAAGTGCTGGAAGCCCAGATAAATCAAAAAATTCTCACAAAACGAAAGAAGTGGTAAGAACATTAAAGAAAAAACATGGTGTTTAAATGGCCAACTTTATAAATAAAGATAAAGATCATTTTAAATATGGTATTAATGAATGGACTGGAGAAGCAAATAAACCAGTTTTTTATACAAAGGAAATGGCACAAAAAGTGAGAGAGCTTAAAAGCCCTGCACACGACTTACAGATGGATATAATAAAGTATCCTGAATTTTTAGCAATAAGGTTATATGAAAACAATTTTTCACAGTACGATGGCAGTATGAGAATGAGAGTTATAGATTATATCGAAATGGTTAAAAGGATCCTAGAATCATATGGGGTACGAGTCGAGTTGGAGGGAAAGCCAGGTGGAAGAACGAGATGAACTTGCAACAAAAGTATTCATCATCCCAGAACAAAAGTATGGCGTAATAGTGTCTGAGGGTGCATTTATGTCTACAATAAGGTATCATGACGGCTTCGAGGAAGTCGTAGAGCCATTTGACAATAGCGATTTTATCATTTCAGATGAAATTATAATTAATAATTATGGAGAGAACTAATGGAAAAAGTTTTATGTTATTCTTGTAATAAGACTAAGGCTAGCCTTTCACTAAAAAGGTCTACCCTTTTACCAATAAATCTTTTGTTATGTGAAACATGTATTTTAAACAAGCTTGAGCCAAGATGGGTTGTTATCCTTACTGGAAGACAATACGGACACGACACAGTAAAAGACTATATTTCAAAGAAAAGATATCACGGAGAAGATATAAAGGCTTCTGAATTATTAGTATAATTACGGTATAATTATGTAATAATGTTTACTACTACTCAAATAATTATAACAATAATTGCCTCTGTTTCCAGCGGTTTAGTTGGTGTGCTCTTTAACTATAAAAAAGAAAAGAAAAAGGAGCAAATAAGACAGGCTGAAAAAATGCATGATGGACTTCTTTTAGAGCTAAAAGATCTTCAAATAAAGCTATATAAATTAGAAAAAGATTTAGATGAATGGAAGCAGAAATATTACGAAGCATTGCAAGAATTAATATCTGTTAAGGCTGACCTAGATAGATCATTATCAATGATAGACCACATGGATATGCATATTGATATGAATTTAGAGCACGAATAGACAAATAATTTTTAAAATAGTATACTGAAATCATGACATGTATAGTTGCTATAGCCCAAAATGGAAGCGTTTACATGGGTTCCGACCATGCAGCTTCAGACGATAAAACTGGATGGATCCTTGCAAGAAAAGAACCAAAATGTTTTAAAGTTGGTCAGTATGGAATTGCGTTTACAGATTCATTTAGAATGGGACAAATTCTGCAATACATGTGGACCCCACCAAAATATACGCCAACTAAAACAAACTCTGGTTTAGATAAGTTTATGAGAACCAAGTTTATAGATTCAGTAAAGGTTGCGTTTAAAGATCACGGGTACGGTAGCATAGGATCTTCTTCTGAAGAAGACAGTGGCGGAATTTTTATAGTAGGCGTTGAAGGAAGAATATTTACAATAGATGAAGATTTTCATGTAGGAGAAAATATAGTTAATTATATGGCAGAAGGAAGCGGTGGTCAGATAGCACTTGGAGCTTTGTATGCAACTAAAAATCAAAAAAATCCTAAGCTAAGATTAAAATTAGCATTAGAAGCAGCAACAGCATTTAATATGAGCGTTTCAGCCCCCTATACATATATTCAAGTTTAAGGTATAATTTAGATATGAGAATAGCCCTAGCAGTATCCATATCAATTGCATTAATACTAACCTCATTTTTCCTTGTTCTTTTTTTTAAAAGGTTTAAGGTTGGAGTTTACTATATTGATAAGTATGAAGAAGCCGTTCAGGATATGATAAGGGTGATAGCAGAGAGTGATCCCAGATACATTCCTCCAGTAGACTATAATAAGGCCATGGATCTAAGGGGAACTCCAACACATGTTTGTCTGTGTGGATCTGAAGTTTGGCTAGTAAAAGTTGTATTCTCAGAATATGAGATAGCAAGCTATTTCTTAGACATGGAATGCCTAAGCTGCGGGAGCCTTGCAACAGCCCCGACACCAATAGATAGGAGCAACATTGAGGAACTCTAAAAAGATTAAGCAGCTTGAGTCTAGGGTTGAAGACCTTAGTGCACTTACTGATATTCTAATACTTTTAGTTAATGATATTATCGAGGGCAAAACAACAAATAATTTGGACTCTGGGAAATGGTATAAGCAAAAGCCTTGACAACCCTATCTTATTTAGTATACTTAAGATATGAAAAATAAACTAATCACGGCGGTACTTACTTTATCACTTCTATCACCTGTTGCAATTTCACAGGCATCTGGTACAGACGCACCAGTTCTAGCTATTCTAGACACAGCAATTGACACATCAGTTCCTTCTCTGCAAGGCAAAATTGTCGGAGAGGTTTGCATCCTTGAGTGGTCACTATGCCCAAATGGAACGAATTTTCAAGAGGGCCCAGGATCAGCATCAATGCCAAATGCATTAATTACCAAGAATGGTTTTGATCACGGAACATTTATGGCAACTACTGCTGTGCAGTCTAACCCTAACATTAAGATTTTGTTTATTAAGATTATTGGAAATACACCTGCTGGACTAAGAAAGCCAACTGGTGAATCAACAATTTCTGCAGCACTTTTTTGGCTAAGAGACAATGCAGTTAAGTATAATGTTAAGGCTGTTTCTCTTTCACAGGGCAGCAGCGGTCTGCTTGGTAAATCTGGCACACAATATTGTCCAACATTCCCAAGAACAATTTCTGCAGTTCAGCAGTTAAACTCTATGTCCATCCCAGTTTTTTCTGCGGTAGGAAATAACCGCGACTATTCACGAATTGATTGGCCATCGTGCATTGAAGAAGTAGTTTCTGTCGGTGCCGTGGATCAAATTGGTGAAATCGCATCATACAGTAATAATGATTCAGCACGACTTGATTTCTTTGCGCTTGGAAATCTTTCAGCGGTTGGGCCAGGAAATATTTCTAAAAATATTGCTGGAACTTCATCTGCAACTCAAGTTGCTGCAGCAACATATCTAAGCATTATGTCAACTTCTGGTCAATCTGGCAGTAATCTAATTAATATAATGAAGGCTAACTCAGTTAATACAGTTGGAAGACAAGGAACATTCAAAAAACTAATCACTTTTTCTAATTCAGTAAGTGCTAGCCCTACAAATTCTGTATCAGCAGAAGCAGCAGCAAAGGCACTAGCAGATGCAAAGGCACTAGCAGATGCAAAGGCACTAGCAGATGCAAAGGCACTAGCAGATGCAAAGGCTGCACGAGCAGCAGCGTTAAAGCTAGAGGTTGATGCTGGTATTGCAGAAGCAGAAAAGCAGTATGCAATTGATTTAAAGTTAGCCCAAGATAAGCTTGCAGCAACTAAAGCAGCTTGGATGGCAAAACTTAATGGCTGAAATCACAGTGCTGGACGGAATAATTAAGGATCTTGGCCAAGAACTGTATCAGAAATGGTATAATGGTTTGGCACAAGAAGATATAACACCAGAGGCGTCTGAGGCCATGGCCAAGAATGCTGGTGAAACAACATTTTGGGTAATCCAAAATTTTATGATACGCTTCAATGAAGCAGCAGAGGCGCTAAAGGATAAGTAATGATTGTAACTGACAGTAATTTCGATGAAGTTATTGGATCTCATCATGTTGTCCTTGTAGATTTTTGGGCTGAATGGTGTAGTCCATGCAAAAGATTTTCTCCCATACTTGATGAAGTAGCATCAGAATACAATGTGTGGATAGGAAAGATAGATGCAGATGAAAATACATTCAGTGCAGATAAATACAATGTCATTTCTTTGCCTACTGTTATTGTTTTTAAAGACGGTAAAGAGGTAAAGAGAACTAAGGGAGCTATGCCAAAACATAAATTTATTGAGGAGATTTCCGAATGGATTTAGAGTTTGAGATATGGCTAAAAAATGGTTATGATAGAGGATGGATATCTGATGTGTTTTGTGACACACACGATGGTCCACCAATGTCAGACGAAGAAATGCAAGAATGGGAAGAGGGCGGGGATCCCTGCTCGTTTCATGTAAAAGTACATGAATTACACTAGATTTCTGATATCAAATAAGAGTCAGAAGAAATAAGGAGAATAAATTAAATGAAGTCATTTAAGAAAATCGCACTAGCCATGGTTGCAGCCATGACTTTGGGCATGGTCGCCGTAGCACCTGCAAATGCTACAGTAATGACAGTAGCGGTAACGCTAGATGGAACAGCAAACACAACTAATGGTGTAATTGCTACCCCTGCCACATTACCAGTCCCAGCAGACAATACAATCGATGCAGCAGATGCATTACGCTTTGTGGCAACAGTAGCGGCAGGAACATCAGTTTCTGCAGTAGCAACTAACGCAACAATCGTATCAGCACTACACACATCA